AAGTAAACCTCATCAAGCAACGAAAATGTAATATCATCGTGTTGAAGCTCCTTCAAATCAATCAAATTCTTAGTTTTAGCAACCATCTCCTCATTTTTCTCACTTTTGAAAATTTTCAGCTCTTTTTTCAATTGTTTAATCTCCTTATTCAAGAGTTTTAACTTGTTATTGCTGTATTTACTTGGCATTGTGCGAAAAAAACAATACATTTTTAAGTATTTTGACAAGGCTTGTAAATTGTAATACCTTTTTCTTTATAAAAAGAATTAATTTTATTACTCAATTTTGATATCTGGGTCTGGAATTTCATTTATTGTTTCTAAGTGCGGAGGTATAAATCCTATATCAATATTATCATTAATTTTGCTTATAGTTTTTGGATCAACATCGTCTATATTATAAATATTTTCTTTATTAACGTCTGGAACTTTAACTAAATCAGTTAAAAATGATGGTATAAAATTTGTTATTTTGATTGTTTTTGTATAAAATGCAAAAATTGTTAATACTATATAAATAACAACAAATAACATCAAATTATTTAATGTTAAGATAGTAGTCTCTTGTAAAGTATTATCTTCATTGTTATAAACCTCTTTTTTTTCATATACAAATAAAAAAATTATAACACTAATAAAAAGAGAAACAATATAATATTCCATATATCTAACTTTAATATAAAATGAAAATAATGATTAAATATACGCAATATATAAATATTAAAATAAATAAAATATTTATATAAATATGAAACTTGAATTAAAAAAGTTTGATCCTTCCTCAATTAAAAGTGATTCGGTTGTAGTTTTTATAGGAAAACGAAATACCGGTAAATCTTATTGTATGAAAGATATTCTGAGTTATCATAAAGATTTGCCTGTCGGAGTAGTAATAAGTCCCACTGAAACTGCTAACAATTTTTTTGAAAAATTTATACCAAATATGTTAATATATGAAGAATATACGCCTGAAATTGTTAAAAAATTTTTAGAACGTCAAATATCAATTAATAAACAAAAATCAACGCAAGAAAAAAAATATGGTTCGGCTGATATTGATAATAGAGCATTTTTAATATTAGATGACTGTTTATATGATAAAAGTTGGCCTACTGATAAAAGTATAAGAAGTATATTTATGAATGGAAGGCATTATAAAATATTTTTTTTAATTACTATGCAATATTGCATGGGTTTACCGCCAATATTACGTTCAAATATAGATTATGTTTTTATTTTTAAAAATAATATCATCAAAGAACGTGAAAAGATTTATAATCATTATGCTGGCATTTTTAATGATTTTCAAACTTTTTGTGCTGTTATGGATAATTGTACTGAAAATTATGAATGTATTGTAATAGATTATAAAATACAGAGTAATAAATTAGAAGATCAAGTTAAATGGTATAAAGCAAAAGAAGCAGATTTTAAAATGTGTACTCCTGAATTATGGAATTTATGTGCTTTAGAAAAGGAAAGAAAAGCAAATCGTTTAGCTTATGAAGATGAAGACGATGAAGAACCGTATGATCCAACTGTTTTCATTAAAAATAAAAATAAAAGACCACCAATTAATGTTAAAAAAACATATTAACGAATCGGGTTAATTTTAATTATATCAGGATTATCTATTAATGATGATAATATACTTCCATCTAATCTTTCATTTATTATTGCATTTGATTTAACAGGTTGTTTAGTTATACTATCTTGTTTAATATCTATATGTAAATTAGCTTGTGCCATACTTAAATTAGGTGTTCTTTTTGTTTCAACTAAATCGACATGTCTATTTACTGCCATATTTATTTGTTCTTTTGGTAAACCAACAAATTTACCACCAGCTCCTGGTGTATGACCTGCATTTATCATTATTAATTCTCTTGTTCCATCAATTACAGCATTTTTAACTGCTTCTCTACTAGTCGGTTGTAATGAAGTTGCAGCTGATCCAATTATACCATATGTTTCTGGTATTGTAAATTGTTTTTGTGTATTTTTAGCATCTGGTTTAGATACTAAATAGCCTCCTAATATACCATTTAATACACCGCCTAAAAATCCATATATTGAACTTCCTGAAGCTATTGTTGTTTGTTTAACAGTTGTTTTTGCTACAATTGAAGGATCATATACATAAGTACTATAATAAGTTGTATTATTAATATTTCTTTGAGTATCTTGTGATGGTAAAGTTTCTCTTAATGTAGTATTTGGTTTATTTTCATTATTAACATAAGTAGCTTGTTTACTTTTCATATGACCCCCATTACCTTCATGAATAGTAGTTTCTTTTACAGTTGTCTTAGTTATATCATATAAAGGCGTATAAGATTCATCTGCACCAGTAAGAACACCACCATTACCTTCATGAATAGTAGTTTCTTTTACAGTTGTTTTAGTTGTATCATATAAAGCACTATATGTTTCATCTGCACCAGTAAGAATACCACCATTTCCTTCGTGAATAGTAGTTTCTTTAACTGTTGTTTTGGTTGTATCATATAAAGGAGTATATGTTTCTTCTGCACCAGTAAGAACACCACCATTACCTTCGTGAATTGTAGTTTCTTTTACGGTTGTTTTTGCAGTATCATATAAAGCACTATAAGATTCTTCTGCGCCAGTAAGGGCACCACCATTACCTTCGTGAATAGTAGTTTCTTTAACGGTTGTCTTCATTACATGATTAACTGGATCATATAATGTTGCTTTTTCAGGAATTTGAGGAGCAGCATTACCATTTAATCGAGGATTGTCAATAAAGAATTCTTTAAATGTAACCTTCAAAACATCTGACACAGGTGCAATCATTGCTTTAATAACACTTGAAAAATTAGCAACTGGTGTTTCAATTTGTGTTAAATTACGTTCATTGTCATAAACAATTATAGTATTTTTTCCATAATCATCTCCTTGTGATGAATGATAATCTTGATATTTAATACCACCTGCATAATCAATATGTGTATTAACACGAGAAGTATCTTTAACATTTTCAACTGGTCTTTCTGTTTCTTTTTTTAAATAAGATAACCCTTTTAACCAACTATCTTCTGTTTGTTGAAATGCTTTTGCTGGTAATTTTTTATTTAATAATCCAAGCATTCCACGTTTTTCAATATTATTTTTAGGTTTCATAGGAATATTAAAAATAGAAGAACGCTCGTTTGTTAAAACACGTAATTCATCTCTTGTTTTAGGTCTAGTATACTCGATTGTATCAGCTTGTTGAAAACCACCAGTTCCTTTACTTGTATAACCTTGGTTTAAGCCAGGTCCTACTTTAACGCTTTGAATTGGATTAAAATTATTTTGAATTTTACTTTTATTGGTTCTATCTAATATAAAATTAGCATCTTTAATTTGTGTATTATAAATATTTGGTGATGGATCAAAGAAATTTTCTACTTCTGTTTTTTTTATATGAATATCACCTGATGCATATCCAATATTTTTATTTAATCCATTAATATTATCTACGTTTTGAGTCACTCCTTTTTTTAAAAAAGGTTGCATATTTCCATGTTTAAATTCATTTAATGGTATATTTAATCCCGATAAACTTTTGACAATTTTTGATTCAACATTATAATCGTCAGATGTTAAATAATGAGGAACAACGCCAGTACTAAAAGGCATTTGTGCTTTTTTATAATATTCATCACTTAAACCTTGTTCGTACTTTTTAACCTTAGTATAATAATCTGAATCATATATATTATTCATAGATGGAAAATCATTTGCCAAATAATTATTCATTTTCTCTAAATGAATAATGGATAATAATTTATAATTTTAATCAGCATAAATAAATCCATAATTCATTCCATCTAACATATCATCATCATTCATATCATCTTCTTCTCCAATATTATATTCATATTCACCATCAATTTCATTAGAATTTTCAGCTGGTTGTTTATTAACAATTGGTTTCATATCGTCATTATCATTTTCATCAATATCTTCTTTTATTTGTAAACCATATTTTTTTAGTTCTTTTTCCATATCTTTTTCATCTCTTGTTTTTTTATTCATTTTTGATAAAATATCAGCTTTATTTTTTTCACGGATAGTATTGATAAAATCGACTTGTTCTGTATAATTAAACATTTTACTTGTTTTTATAACATTTATAACTTCTTTAACAATTTCTTTATTAATTGTTGTAAATAATTCACGTGATATATCTTCGGTTGGTGGTATAAATGTTTTATTTACAACACTTTCAAATGATGAAGGTAGTGCCATTATACGCATAACAGCTATTCTACGAATATTTATAATATCTTTAATATTATCATCATTTATAATTGAATTTAGTTTATCTAATTCATTTAATGTATTTGTTATAATTTGAATGTATTTTTCTGAATTTTCATTTAAGTTTTTAAATAAAACTTTTGAAACAGCTAATATTATTTGTCTGTAATTATTAAAATTATTATTATTCAAGTGGTTTTTTAAATCTTTATTAGAAAAATAAGTTATATATAATTCTTTATAATTTTCAGTTGCTTTATAAGTAGATTGTAATAAAGCTTCTATTAATGCTTTATTAAATATTGTTTTTTTATTACTTTTAATATTATTTAACCAATCTTCTACTTTAATATCAATAATATCATATTTAATTGCATTTTGTATTGGAATATAATCGATTACATCAACTGACTTCTCTGGTTTTTGTATGAAAAATCTTTTAGCACGCGGTTCATTAAAAACACGTTTTGAAGCAAATTTTTCTTTTGCTTTCTTTAAATCTTTTCTTTCTGTTCTAAGATATAAGTCTGCTGTAAAATTTTCATCTATTTTTTCTAAACAACATCCTTGTAAATATTTGTGAATTTTAACAAATTTTAATGTAGGCATATAAATTAAAGCATCAATATATGCTTTAAAAAAAGTATCATTCTTATAATCTTTATTTTCTAATATTGTTTTTAATGCTTGATAATATTTTCTTCCAATATTTTCTTTGTTAGTTTTAATTTTAATTTTACTCATTTTATCTAATTCATCAGCATAATCATCTGTTATTTTCTTATTAATAATAGTTTTATAATTATCATTCATTTTTATAACATTATAATGTTTGTTTTTGAAAATATCATTATATACTTCATTAAAAACACATATAATATATGGTAAAATACCTGTTTTTGCAGACATATCATATGGTGCACCATGTTCTTCCCATAAATGGATACATTCTGGAGAACATTTTTCAGGATTAAAAAATAATGTTTCTTGTAAAACTTCATTTTGAATATAAATAGCCCAATAAGCAATTATATCATAAACAACATCCATTAAATTACTAAAATAATGATAAATAGCATTTTTAACCTCTTTATTTTCATCTAAGTTTAATAAAATTGACACTATTGTTTTTGTATTAATATTTTCTATTTCAGTATCATCAATATCCGGCATATGTTTTTTTATTACAGTTATTTTTGAATCAAAAGTTCTATATTTATTAAATAAATGTCCTACTAATACATCATAATTTATTGGTAATTTACTTATTTTTTCTAATTTATTAATAAACGGTAATATAAATTTAAGTAATTCAATAAATCCAGTTTCAATTTTATAATAATAATTTTCATAATATTTTTTAAATTCTTTTTCTTCAAATAAATCATCATCTTCGTCATTATTATTATCATCATCTTCATTTGTCATATCATCAAGATTATTAAAATTACCTATTTTGATAGGAACTCCTTCATATTTTTTTTCATCATTTCCAATTTCAAGTTCATGTTCTTCATTTTTAAATGAAAATTTTATATCATATATATCTCTATAATTGTATTTTAATAATTCAAATTTAGTTTCTAAATCATTTAATTTAATAATAATTTCTTTTTTATTTAAATTTGAATTTTTTTTATAAAATTCTAATATATTATCAATACTTATATTTTTACGAATATCTCTCAAAATTTTTATAACACTTTCATAATTATCTTGATTAATATGACTTATAATATTATTTAAATTTTTAGTAAAATCATTTGGTTCAATATTAGTTTTTTTTAGATCATTTTCATCTAATTTTTCTGTAATTAATGTGTCATCTAATAACATTCGTATATCTGTTAAAATATTAAAGAATGTATATCTTGGATTTACAATTTCTACTAATTTAATTTTAAATGGTTTTAATTTTACTGGTTCATCTTTTTCTTTTTGATTTAAAATATTTAAATGACCTTTAATTACATCTAAGTCATCACTTGATATATTATCTAGATTATAGTTATATTTTTGTAATAAATTATTAATACTTGAATAATTATAATCATCCTCATCTATTTTATTAACAGGTATTGGTATTTTATAATTTTGAATTAATTCATCAAAATCAGAATAACCTGAACTATCAAGAAGTTGAAGTTTTTCAGGTTTATTTATTGAATCAGACATTATTTTATTATTTAAATAGTCTTCATTAATAACATTGGGTGAATAAAAATATACACCCATAACTGGAATATTTGTTTCATCGTCTTTAAATACAATATAAGAATCATCATCAAGTAATTCAATTTTAGTTTTTTGTGTAGCAGTAAATCTTAATTTAGTACTATTTGTATCATATTCTAATGGAAACCATAATTTACTTTTAGATTTTAAAGCAAGTGATGGTTGTAATTTGTCATATTTTTTTAATTCACTAATAAATAAATCAATTTCTAAGTCTTCAAAATTAGTTTTTTTAGCATCAGCAACAACAATAAAATTATTAATATTAGTTTTTTTATTTATGATTTCATAGAATAAATTCAAAAAACATTCAGTTTTGTTTTTCTTTTTTAAGAAATTGAAAAGTTCATTATAAATTTCTTCTCGTGAAAATGCAATAAATGTTGGATTATTTTTTACAATTTCTTCAAGACTAACCAGTTCATAATATTCAATTTCTGGTAAATCTTCTTCTATATAAATTATATCCTCGTCGTTTGACATTTCTATTATTATTTAAAGATATAAATAATTCATTTAAAGATTATCATATATATATTTATAATGAAATTTTTATTATTCATTCTTATTTCTTATTTAACATATCTATCTGGTTTTGTTGTAAACATTAATAAACATTATTCAGTTTTAGCAGGTGATATTTTAAATTTAAATAATAATATAAATTATAATCCGTCTGTTTTTAAAACAGTAAACACATTTAATAACAATAGCAGTGTATGTTATAGTTATAACAAAAATAATTTAAAATATTTGTTAAAAGATAAATATAATTATCTTGTTTCATTCGAAATTTACAAATATAGATGTTTGATTATTCTTCGCTCAAACCCGATTAATTATACATCAACTGAATTAGATATTGATATTAGACATAAGCAAAATTTTAGAATGAATAACACTTTTTATAATTTAAAGCATTATAAAAGAATTGACAATATTATTTATAAATATATTTATCAGAATATTATCAAAAAAAAGAATGATGAATATCAACAATCTATCGATTTATTTAAATTTTTTAATAAGTATTAATTGATTGAGAGCAAGATAATAAATAATTAGGATCTCCATATGGATATCCAGGAGAATATTCTGTTTGATTTTGATGTAATGATTGCCATTTATCAAGGAATTTTTCATTTTTTTTGTTTACAGGATCAAATATAGACTGATCTTGTGGTTTTTCAACTAATGGTACGTGATTATCTTTTGCAACCATGCGATAATTAATACCTCCTCTTATAAATGGTAATAATGCTTTTTCTTGTGGATCCCAGCATAAGAAATCATAACGATTAATTCCGGTTTCTTTTAAAGTACATGGTGGGTTTGATAATCTGCATGATTCAGTTGGTACAGCACATTTACGAGGATCATTTGTATATTTAGTTTTACAACCAGTAGACATATATGAATTTGGTTTATATGCTTCATCATTGCATTTTGAATTTTTATAATTTAATCCATTTAATTCATTTAAATCATCAACAGCATTTTTCATAGTACATGTATTTTGACCGTATCCTTGATATCGCATAAATGGATCATCAGGAATTAATATACCACAATCGCTACAATCATTATAAGGAGTATCTAATTGATAAATACCTGGATACATAGAACGTTTTAAACCTTCTTTATAAGAATTTAGATCATATCTTAATCTTGATTCATTTGGTGTATTCATTTTATTCTACTATTAACAATTAAATAAAAAAATTATTTTAACAATTATTTATTTTCATTGGCGGAGGACCTTCAATTTGTCTATACATTATTGATTGACAAGTTGGTAAATGTTTCATTTGTTTTTCAATAGGAGGTGTTTTGTCATTTACTATTACACCTGATTCATCAGGTTTATATAAATTAGTAGGACATTTACTAATTATACGTGTTTGTCCTCGTAATTCGCTTTCTAAATCAACTAAATTACCAGCGATATGTGAAACAGCTGTACCACCAACAAATCCTAATTGATGCATGCATTTATTTTTATGCTCGTATCTTTGAGGTGATAATATATATCCAAGAGTATCTACACTACTTTGTAAATCAACTTTATAAGAACAATTATCATATTTAGTTCTGTTAAAACTCATTTATATTCTATTATAATATATATATTTAATATTTTTTTATTATCAATCATAAATTAGTATACAGTTCCATTATTAAATCGTAATCTATTTATATATGAACGTGTGTCCTCTCCACCATTCGTCCATATTGGAACTATATTATTTGGATTTTGAACTTCTCGTACCCAATCTATTAATGGCATCGGTTCTCTAATTTGATATTCCATTAATACTTTTTTACATGGAATTTTATTATTAAAAGATGAATCAGATCCTGCTAATATATCTAATTCACGATTAATATCTCCTTCTTGTCCTTTCATAGAAGGACTGGCATCAAATAAACGTTTAAATAATTGTAATTTACAACGATCACGTGGTTTTCTATCTTTATTATATAATAATTCACTACTATTATCTATAAGACAAGAATCAGCAACACCAACACCAGGACGACCTCTGAGATTAACATGATCGTACATAAAAGCAGGCATTCGTACATTAGGATCTTCACATTCAACTAATTGTGTATCATATGTTTGATATTTACTTATTTTATCATTTCCAGTATTTTTAAAATTAGCCCAACAAGAATCAGAACATAAAGTATTCTGTTTATCAAATATTGTTGTCATATATCTAATTATAAACTTACATTATATTATTATAACATTGAAAGCCATTATTTTCTTTACAAGACTTTTCTCTATAATATAACCAATTTTCAAATGATTTACGATCATTTGGTATTGTTGTTGATGGTACTGTATAAAATTGTCTTTTTGAAAAATTATTTTCGAAGATATCATTTATATCTTTGTATAAATCTTCTTTAAAATAAGTATCAATATTTTTTTTAATATTTTTATTATCATAAGGACATGATTTTATATTATTATTAATATTATTATAATCAATAATGTTGGGATTCATAAAAGGATTTTCATCTGATGGTTTAACACATATTTTATTATCAACAATTCTTAAATTATTATTAACCAATGTTTCATTCGTATCAATCTTTATTTTTTCATTATATAAATTAATATAAAATAAGAATATTAATAATATAATACCTAATAATATAAAAATTAAATCACGATAAATTAATGCAAATATAACACTAGATAGTATTATTAAATTTGCTAATGCAATTAATTTATCTTTAAAAGTCATATTAATAATTGGTATAAAATTCAACATTATTTATCTATATGATAAGTTGAAAAGAAAAATTATTAATTATTTAATTTTTTTTGTAGTTGTTGTTTTTTCATTAATGATCGTAAAGCTTGATTATTAACTCCTGATCGTTGTTTTTTAGCACCGCCTCCACCACCACCACCACCACCACCACCAAAAGCACCTCCTTGATTCATTTCCTTCATAAGATTCATCATACTCATCATGTCAAATCCACCACCTGGACTATTTTCACCATCAGCTCCACCTCCACCAGCATTACCAAATAATCCTGGTATAATTGAAGCAAACTTCATTGCATCTTTCATTATAGCATCTTGTGATAATTCTCCACTTGAAATTTTACTTGACATTTTTTGACTTACATTTGTGAATAATTCACCAAAACCACTATCTGGTTTAGCAATAGCCTTGAATATATCACCTTCTTCGCTTATTGATTGTTTAATCTTAGATAAATCAATATCCTCTATTATTTCTTTTGCTATCTTTCCAATTGTAGTATCTTTAAGTCCATCCATATTTGCAAATCTTGGATCATTTTCCATATGGTCCAATTTAATAGCATTTAAACGTTTAAGTATCTTTTTAAATTCATCATTTTGAACTAGTTCATCAAGAGCTTCTTCTTTCATATCAGGAGATTGAAGAATTTTAAGAATATTTGTTATATTATCTTCGCTTAAATCAGATTTATATATATATAATACAGTTAGATAATGATGACAAAGGAAATTATTTCGTAAAACCTTTGTGACATCTTTAATACTAACATTTTTATAAATTTCAAGTGAATTATTTGCATCATCTTTTAGCCAATCATTACATTCATCTTTATCTAATGCTAAATATTTATTCCAATATTCGTCATTAAATACACCATTAAAATATTCTCTATATTGCTCTGATGTTTTATCATAAGTTGAATAACATTCATTATCTTTAATTGTTTTTAAGATTTTCTTTGCAGTTGCACTTTGTTGCTTATGTTTCTTTGAAATATTTTTAAGCTTTTTAAGCATATCAAAATAATATTGATTAAAAATATATGTGGATGTTAAAGTAGAAGTCATTATGATTATTTTTCATTAAATATCCTTAAATATATTTTCTCGTTGTTTTTGTAATTCGTCTAATGATGGAAGTTTTTTAGGCGAACTTTCTTTTGTATCTTGTGCCAAAGGTTGTTTTTGACTTTGGGGACTAGTAGTATCTTTTTTATCCATATCATCAATACTACACCATTTATATACTTTATCATCTTTAATATTCATTGAATTAATATTATCATCATCAATTGAACTAAAATAATCAGATGAAATAGCACCTAATGTAAATGCAAGCGGTTCATCATCTGTAATTGGAGCAATTGATGCTTTTAAATCAATAGATGGATTTGTCATTGTTTCTTGTTTATCTCTGGTTGTGTTATTGGTGAATAAATAACCTCTATTTGGTAATAATAAATAGTCAAATACAGCTTTGCCATATATAATTTCTTTTGACGGTACAAACATCATTGCAGGAACAGCTTTCACTTTATGACGTATTTTATTAATGATATTATCAACTGATACTAATTTTATACTATTTTTAGTATCATGTCTTTTTATGGTTTCTAATAAAATAGAACAATGCTGGCAAGTTTCGCTATAAAATAATATCATTTATAAAATAATAATAAATTAATATAATAAAAAATGACATAAAATTTATATTATTTTAAATAAATAAGTAATGTCTTTCGGTAAATCAACATATGATAAAGTATCTAATAAATATTCATTTGATATTAAAGATCTAGATTTATCAATAGCAAATGCTATTCGTCGCATTATTCTAAGTGAGATACCAACTGTTGGATTTTATGGCGAAGAAGAGACAACAATTGAAATTATTGAGAATACAGGTCCATTACATGATGAATTTATGAAACATAGAATTGGTCTAATTCCTATTTATGTAAGTGAAGAAATTACTGATGAATATGAAGATAATGATTACGTGTTTGAATTAAATGTAATTAATAATAGTACAAATACTATTAATATTACAACAAATAATTTTACAGGTACTTATAAAGGCAAAGAATTATCTAAAAAAGAATTAAATATATTATTTCCAAAAAACGAAGTATCTGACGAATATATATTAATTACACGTCTTAGAAGTGGAGAACAATTACATTTGATTGCAAAAGCAATTAAACGTACTGCAAAAATAAATGCTTCATTCTCTCCTGTATCACTTGCAAATTTATATTATATTGAAGATGAAGCAGAATCAGCGACAAAAGATAATATTTTAGACAAACAAAGAAGTTATCATAGAAATGCATACGGGGATCCTACATTAATTAAATTCGAAATAGAACCAGTTAATAATATGAGTTATACTTATTTATTACTAACGGCGTTTAAAGTACTTCAAATTAAATTAACAGCATTAATTGATGCACTAGAATCTAATAGTATTATGATTGAACCAGTACAAAATAATCCATTTTCATTCAATTTTCATGTAAATGACGAAGATGATACACTTGGAAATGTAATTCAGTCATTACTACATAACAAATATGTAAGAGAAAATAAAAAACATAAAAATTTAGTATGTAGTTATATTGGTTATATTTGCCCTCATCCATTAAAAAAATTAATGATTATTAGAATTACAATTGAAGATCAAATATCGCCTGATATTTTCTCACAATTTTTAACAGATAATTGTAGAGATATTATTAAAGAATTAGATGGATATATGAAACAAATAGAATATATTGAAGAAGAATCTTCAAAATCATCTTAATAAAAAAAATATACTTACATAACTACACGTGTTTTATAATAACAAGTATAAACTGGTCTAAGAGGATTAAATAGACTATAAAGAATATTATGAACGTTTACTGGCGAATTAATGAAATATGTTCTAATTTTTTTTTCTTCATCATCTCTCCAATATTGAATTTGGAAAGGAGGATAATTATAGTTTACATATTTAATAATATTTTCAGTATATTTATCGAGTTCATCGTTATCATCTTTAAGTAGAACTTCGATTGTATATTCGAATGATTGAACGGGTACAGACATCTTTTTTTAAATTATATATATCACAATTCTTTAAGTAATTTATTATATAAATTATATTCAACTTGTGAAGATACTAATTTATCATTAGTATCTAATATGTAGTCATTCATATCATACTTATAATTAAATTGTGGTTCAAAATATTGATAATTTTTTGAATCATTTATTGAACCATATGTTTTTGAAAGTTCAAATTGATCTACTACACCAACAACGTTTGCCATAACTATTTTATTATAGTTTCCATCTGTAATAGTCAAAATTTTAATATGTTTTGAAAGAGGTTTATTATGTCTACTAATAACTATATCAATTTCCATTAATAATTCTTTTGTATTTTTTTTATTATATTTATATTTTAATAATACATTATTTTTAATTTTATAGCGATTATTAATATCATTCGGTAAATCAAATAACGGTAATCTAATAATTCTTTTAAAATAATTTATGAAATTTGTAAAATAATTATTTAAATTTTTTTTATTTTTAGCTAATTTAACAGGAATCCATTTAGACCATTCTATTCCTTCAATATTTAATATTATTTTTTCATTATTTATATTAAAAGCTGTCTTTAATTTTTCATCCAATTCATCATTACCAATATCATAATATAAATTAGCGTTATTTTTTAAAGTTATATCATATGGTAGTTTCGAATTTATATTATATCGCTCCCATGGATATTCATTTGTATTTATATAATTTGAAGATATAAATTTTTCAATATTAATGGTAATGATATAATAAAATATCAATAATAATAATACAATTATTATAATTTTTGTCAACATCTATAATATAAATTATATTTAATTTATAGAGTATATATTAATGATATTATTAGCTGTTTTATTATACATTTTTATATTATTATTGCTATTTTTAATAAAACCATCTATTATGTTTGATATATATGGTAATGTTAAAACACATACCTCAAATTCATTATTAACATTAGATTTGATTTTTCCAATACTTGCTTTATTATGTTATTATTTTTCATTAGTTATAAAAGTAATTTTAATTTCATAATTATGGATTATATTAAAAACTGGATTCTAAATTCTTATAACGATATAAAGTTATCAAAGAATTCATGTTTATTTGTAGTCGGTAATTCGGGAATTGGTAAAACTTATATGGTTAATAATATTTGTAATGAATTAGATTTGTTTATAGTTAATATTAATAGTTATAATTGTAGCTCATCAAAACAGTTAGTTGATTTATTATTTAAATCATTCGTATCATCATTAATTCAAAATTTAACAAATAATAAAAAAAAAAAAATTATAATTATCGACGAATTTGAAACGTTATTATCATTTGATAGTACAATGAATATTCATTTATTAAATTTTTTAATGACAGACCATAAACATATACCAATTATTTGTATTAGTTCAATTGATATTATAAAAAAACTTGGTGAAATAAAAAAACAATATTTATTTTATGAATTACCATTATTAACAAATAATGAAATTTACAATATTTTATTAAAACACAAACCTTCAATAACTTATAATGAAAGTAATGCTATTATTACTGAATCTAATAGTAATATAAAAATTTGTATTCAAAAAATAACAAATACTTATTATAATTCTGTCGATGAAATATTAGATATATCATTGTTATATTCAAATAATTTTAATAGATATTTATTAAAAAAAATAATAAATAAAGATCAATGGATAATACCTTTAAAATTTCATGAGAATTTAATAAATGAATTGAATAATAGAAATTGTTTAAAAAAAATTAAAAATAATTTTTATAAATCATTCATTTATAATTTTTGTCATTTTGATATAATGATGATGAATAATAATGAAATTGCGATTGAATTCTTTATTAATAGTATATATGATTTGTTTTCATTAAAAAATAAAAAAAACAAATCACATAACTTAAATAATTTTACAAAATTATTAAGTTATTTATCATTACAAAAAAAAAATAATAAAACAACGCACAAATTAATTATACCTAATACCCATATTAATGGTAATTATCATTTAAGTATTATAAATAGAAAATTTATTTATTAATATTAGATAGTTAATAATAAAAAATGAGTAGTTCATCAGCATCATCCTTTCCAAATAGTTTTTCTAATTCAATCTCAAATTCTATATCATATGGTCGAAATTCTGTATCAAATTTATCTACTAGTATGTCTTCCAATAGTAATTTATATATTGGTCTATTAATTGTTATAATAGTTTGTGTAATCGTAGCTTATTTATTATATGTATATATTGGCTATATGTTATTTTCAAAATTTAAAACTGTAATTCCCGATACAAAAATACCAATTATCGGAACTAAATTAACAAGAGTTGATGCAACAATTGATAAAACTGCTAATGGTTATCGTCGTAGTTTTACTTTTTGGATTTATATAAATGACATGAATAAATATAAAGGACAATTTAAACATGTATTGTCATTTTCAAGTGATGCTACTATATCCAAATTCCAACCAGCTATTAGTTGTTCTCCATGTATATATTTAGATCAATACAATAATTCTATGTTTATTAGATTTAATGATCTAAATAGCACAAATAACGATACTAATACTATGCCAAATACACAAGCAAATAATGATATATTTTATAAAGGTAAGGGTGTTAAAATAGATTATATTCCTTTACAACGCTGGGTCCATGTTGGAATTGTTTGTAATTCTGATAAATTAGGTCCAACAATATATACATATATAGATGGAGAAATAGTTAGTAGTTCTGGTTTTGTTAATAATAATGCTAATGTTTCAAGTAGAGTAAATATAGACCTTAATACATCAGGTAATGTATATATTGGTGGTTCAGATAATTTAACAGGAACAGTAGCAGGATTTTCTGGATTAGTTGCAAAGGTAACAACATATAATCATGATATTAATCAACAAGATATCTATAATGATTATAATAATGGTCCAATGAGTGGATTTTTAGCCCAATTAGGATTAGGAATGTATGGTATCCGCAATCCTATATACAAAAAAAAATAATTATAATATATATTATAATTAGAAATAATTAGTATGATAAATACATTAATACAAATAATTTTATCTGTTTTTTTAATATTAATTATGGCTTTTATAAGTTATTCAATATATAACAACGAATATATTCGTTCTATTCGTTTTACTAATTCTGCAAGAAAAGAAACTAGTGTTTATAAAGGCATATTAGATTATTCTACAACAGAAGAAATTGTTTTAGAAACATATAATAAATTAGCACCTAGATATATTGATATAAACCCTTCTATAAATCAAAATGGAGGCGCTGAATATTCATATAATTTTTGGTTATGTTTTAATAAAAATGAGAATGGGCGATTAAGTAATCCAGAATTTAATAATTATGAAATAGATAATTTTAATTCTACAAAACAAAATTCAATTAAAGATTCATGTTATTTAATTTTATTTTATAAAGGTGAAAAAAATACATTACCTTTTAAAAATTATGATCTTGAATGTAATGATAGAATTATAGATAATTTAGATAAACGTATTTTAGTTAAAAATCCATTGATTAAAATAAGAAATGATTGCAAAGAAATAATAGTAGAATATAATAATATTAATTTTCCAGAATCATATAATAATAGTTCTTTCAAAATGCAGTGTAATTTATCTAATATCGATGATAATCAATTTGATTCAATAATTAAACAACGAAACAAAAATAAATTCGGTATTAAAGATATAAAATATAATGAATATGGCAAAGTCTATAATATGATTACTATTGTATTTCAAGAAAATCAAAAAGGTAGAGATTCTATAACTCAAACTAGTACTAATTGTAGAATATATTTAAATGGTGATTTAATTTCTGATCGTTTAGCAAATACATCAGTTATTGAAAATGATATTATAAATGGCTTTTCATCTCGTGTAATGAAAAGTAATTTAAGTAAATTATATATAAATCCATATACTCAAAATTTAGCAAATTCTGGAAGTGTATTAAAACCTAAAATGATAACAAAAGATGATAAAATAACATTAGTATCACCATTACAAGTTGCCGATTTGTCATATTTCAATTATTGTTTAAGTGATTATGAAATTGGTACTTTATATAGAAGAGGTTTTAATAAATACCCTGCTATACTTCCAATTGAAAAAGATTATATTTATCAAAAAGGATTTAATTTTGGTGATGATGTACCTAAAATGATATAAGTAGTATTTTTTTATTTATTATAAAATAATAAATATGACTGGTGGAATAGCACAGCTTGCTTTAAGAGGACAATTTGATGATTATATTTTTAATAATCCTCAAATTAGTTTTTATAAATTTGTATATAAAAGACATACAAATTTTTCAATTGATAATATGTCTTTAAATTTTGATAATATTAATTGTTCGATTAGTACAATGCATAATACAACATATACATGTAAAATTATTAAAGAAAATGTAGATTTACTTTCAAAATTATATCTTGTATATAAATTACCAGATATATATTCTGATGATAATTTAAAATTTAAATGGGTAGAAAATGTTGGTAGTTTAATAATTAAAAATGCAACTATCTTTTTTGATGATAAACAAATTGACTATATAACAGGCGAATGGTTAGTTGTATGGAATGAATTGTCGATGCCCGTAAAAGATAGTTATAATCAAATTACAGGAAATATAAAAGAAATGATAAATCCATCAACTGGAAAAAATATTTTTAGAATTAATAATAATATTTATAGTACTTTTGATTATCCATCTGGTGATATTAATAATAATATACCATCTATTAAAAGTAGGCTAATATCTGTTCCATTACCATTTTGGTTTTCAAAAAATCCATCATTAGCTATTCCAATATTGAATTTATCATCAGCAATTATAATAACTTTTAGATTAAATTTACAAAATATTGAAAACTTATATGTCGTTTATAGTAATATTTTAAATATGTATGTTAGTCCAAATTATTACAATCTTCTACATAATACTAAAATATCAATAAAAAATTTTATTATTAATGAAAACATTAATCCACATTTAGAAGCTACATATATATTATTAGATAATGATGAAAGAATTGAAATGAGAAAATCAGCAACAAGACAAATATTATTTGAAACAATGGATGTAATTTCAAATGATTTACAGGTTGGCGGAGATGGTTCAATTCGTTCAATTGATATATTGTCAAAATTTCCAATTAAAGAATTAATATGGACTTTAAAAAGAAGTGATGCTCTTGACAAATTTAATGATATTTTAAATTATACAAATAGCATTCCAAAAAATAATGAAAATAGTATAATGGAATCTGCCAAAATTAATTGGAAAACAGTAGGAAATAATTATTTAAGAGTAGAAGAGAAAGGTTCATATTTTTACAATAATATTCAACCATATGAAAACCATTCTTGTATTCCAAGACAAGGAATATATAACTATTCATTTAGTATACATCCTGAAAAATGGTTTCCAACAGGTAGTTATAATTCGAGTTTAATTGGTTCAACATTATATTTTACAGTTAATAATTTAGATAATAGTAATATTGATAATCTTTTAATTGCAAATAAGAAACCACTTTATACAAATACTATTAATTATAAAATTGATTTATATACAGTAAGATATAATATTATATCAATTATTGGTGGTGAAGTAGGACTTAAATTTTCTCTTTAAATTATTATATATTATTAGAAAAGAAATATGGATTTAATATTATTAGTAGCATTTGTTATAATGATAATTTTTATTTATTATCTAATTTCTGTTATTAAAGATTTACAAATAGATGTTAATAATATGTCTATGAGTTGTTCTACTGATAAAACAAAAGTAAAAAAAATAGAAACATTAGATTATAAACTTAAAAATGATTTTGTAAAGTTCTTAGACTACTTAAAAATTTTTTTTATATAAGAATAAATTACAATTATAAGTAATATGCCTCGAAAAAAAAACGTACAGGATACGACGAGCGTTAAAAAAACCAATAAAAAAAATATTATTGATACAATGATAAAAACGACAGATACAGTAGATGAAAATGATGATATAATTATTCAATTACCAATACCTCAATCAAAAATAAATTCTATTATTAATAATAATGATACTGAAATCAAAATTACAAATCCAGTTCCATATGAAACAAATTCGTTTTTTATGAATGATGCTGAAAATATATCATATGATGTCTCACATGATTATCAAAATACATTTAGCAATGTAAACAATACTTCGCATTGTTTTTGGTGTTGTCATACTATAAATGATACTGTTTATGGAATGCCATATAATTATGATTCAATTAATGATAATTATTATATATATGGTTCATTTTGTTCTTTGCAATGTGCTAATGCTTATAATTTTTCTACACATGGTAGTAGTGATAAAGTATGGGAAATAAATAGTTGGATCCAAATGTTGGCAAAAAGATATGGATTTGATAGTATTATTAGACCAGCGCCTTCTAGATATCTATTAAAAATGTTTGGTGGTAATCTTGCTATTGAAGAATTTAGAGAAGCACACTTAAAAACAGATAAAACATATATTTTAAATATACCACCTATGATTTCAATTACAAGTACTACTGAAATTTTAAATACATCATATTTATCAAAAATGAGTGAAAAAAGGAAAAAAAATTAAAAATTATTTTTTCGTTAATATTTCGAATAATGTTCGAATTGTTAATGTACGATTATGTGTAAATTGTTTTGAACCATTGGGAAGAAGAAAGAGAGCTCCTCGAAATCTCATTTTATTAAATCCTTCCTTATCAAATATTTCCATAGTATATATCTTTGAATTCATGAACCAATACTTAAAAATTCTTTTATTTCCATAAGGATCATAATCATTTTCTTGCAAATCTTCAATAATTTCAACACTATCAAATGATTCTAAAATGTTAGTAATAACTTGTTCCATAATTATATACATTAATCAAATAATCATTTTTTTCTTTTTATTTCTTTCAAAAAATTGAAATAAAAAAATGATTTAAGAATTATGAATTGTTTATATATTTGTTAATATGAGCGACAATATTTATTTTACACCTTATAAAGTTAGCACTATAACATGCAATGCAGATTTGGGATTATATCTTAATTTAGATGTTTTATATGAAAATTTTACAATTAATGATAAATTTATTTGGATATATTATCCAAAAATTACAGATAAAGTCAATTCTAAGGGAATTTATCCAAAAAAGAAACGAGCTACTAAGAAAAATACAGTTAAGAAAAATTTATTTGATAATCAAGTTACAACGATATATAAACATGAAGATAGTTATTATCCTAATTTAAAAATTTTTAAGAATGGCAATATACAAATTACAGGCATTAAAGATGAATTAATTGTAAAAAATATTATTGAATTAATCATTACAGAAATTAAAAGAATTCATTCTATTGAACCTAATATTATTGTAAATGATAATATTGATATTATCGGTTTTAATAAATTTGTCATAAGAATGATTAATACAGATTTTAAATCATATATGAATGAAACATTAGAAACTAAATTTCTAATTCGACGTAAAATTTTACATAAAATTCTTATTAGCGAAACATATAATAATAAATGCAGTTTTGAACCAGGCAGATATCATGGTGTTAAATTAGAATATTTCTGGAATTCAAATAAAACAAAACATGATGGTATTTGCGTATGTTCTAAACATTGTTTTGGGAAAGGAACAGGGCATGGCGAAAATAATTGTAAAAAAATAACAATTGCTATATTTGAAAGTGGAAGTGTACTAATTACTGGTGGAATTTCATTCGAACAAATTAATGAAGCATATAATTATATTACTGATATTCTAAATAAACATAAGGATGAAATCCAAAAATCAGATTTAGCTTTATTATTATTATAAAATAAGATCTAATTTTTCAATAATTTCTTCAAATCCTATAATTTTTTGCATATTATATTCCATTGTCATTTCATTATCATGACATACAAATTTAAGTTTAATAGGTTTTTCATCTTTAATAATTGTTCTGTTGCATATTAATTCGTCATTATCATTGTCATAATAATCATCATACATATCAATAATATCAAAATCACTTGTTATTCTTTTATTAAATATATAACAATCAATATATTCAATATTTTTGTAATTAAAAATTTCAAATAATTCTAATTGAATATCATTTGAATATCTAATTACTTTTGATTTATGTTCTAACATAATACTATTATCTGTTAAATCAAGAATTAATTTGAAAGTATGTGTTAATCCATTTACATTTACCACATAAATATATTCATTTGTATCAGGTGTATAATTAACATTTAATGAGTTTACTTTAGAATTTCTTTTAATAAATTGATGGATTTCTTCGTATTCGAGCATTTTATTTTAAATTTATAAAATAAAATTCATTTTTTTTATATAAAAAATAAATTTTATTAATGTATAAAATGAATAAAAATGCTTCTTATACAAATATATATTATTATTGTTATAATAATATTATTTTAAACGTTTATTTAATTGGATATATTTTTTATCCAGATAAATTTAAAAATAAAATTATAAATATAAAAAAAACAATTGACAACTGCTATAATATGATGTTGATGATTTCATTTAGAGATGATATTTTGAATAAATATGAAATAGATATTTTTGATATTTATAAACAATTTACAAATATAATGACTCCTACTACTTATAAATTGATTGAAACTGATAATATTAGCGTAATGAGTTCCGTGAGCTCTTTAAGCTCTTTGAATGACGACTCTGAATCAAATGTGAGTTCACTTTTTGATTTTGACGATGATATTTAATAATATTAGTGCATAATCCTAATTTTTTTGCTTCTATCGAATCAATTAAAGTAAATTTATTTTTTATATTTTCAATTTGGATATTTGTCATTTTTGTTTTTTCTTTTAATATTTTCTTAATAACATTAAAAATAAGATCAGTATTTTTAATATTATCAGTTAATAAAAACCCAATTTTATTACTTATATATATAATATTACTGACAATATATGCATGATCGAATAATATTATATGATCGCAATAAAGTAATGGTAATAGTTCATCGATTGTTATAGGTCCTTCAATAATAGCATAAGTAGGCGCATCTATATTTTGAATACGTGGTATTATATTAAGTATTTCAAATATATTATGGTTTAAAACACTATTTTCAGTGTCATCTTTATCATATTCTGAATTACATCCATATTGTTTAGGATATATTATGACAGGAGATAAATCTCTTTCAAATAATATTTTATCTAATTTTAAAATAGAATCTTTACAAGATATAGTTATATTATTGTAATTATAATTTTGTATAATATTATATATATTTTCATTTAATATATTTTTTGTTTTTTCACGTTTAATATCTATTATTCTATCAACAACACCTTTTTTTAAACAAAAATCAGCATCCAATAATAAATCATGTTGCATTAATTCTTTTAATTCGGCTTTTTTAAATTTAGTTTGTTCTAAATACATATCTATTATTTTATCAAAATAAGTATCTACTAAATTTACATAATTTGAAAGTTGATGTTGTCTACTGTTAATTTGTCCTCGAATTGAATATTCGTGAATTAAACAATATCCATATTTTGTAATTAAACGATAATGACTTGAAATTGATAAAAATGTTGCAGCAGAACATGAATAATTATCAACAATTGTTGCAATAGGAACTTTACTTAATGCATATACACTTAATAAACGCATTCCAGCATTTATAGAACCACCACGTGATGATATATGAATTAAAATAGGTTTTGGTTTTAACATTGCACCATTTTCTGTATAAACTGGTCTATTAGCTATATGAATTGAATCTATTAATTCTGATACTGAATTATCATCAACCTTTTTATTAAAATATATATGTGTTAATTTATTTGAAAAAAAATCATTATCACTCATTTCATCAAATATTTTTGTGTCAATATTCATTTTGTTTCTATATTATAGCTATAATTAATTATTTTATCATATAAAATACTTAATTGAGATTTATATTCATTGTCATTATATATATATGTATTTAACATTTTTTTATAAAATATATATGGATTTTTATTTAAAAAGCTCATTACAAACAAATAAATAAAAAATAAATATAATCCAAAAAGAAAATCTTTTTTATGAATTTCAGTTGGATACTTAAAAATTAATAAAATTGGAATAAATTTTATGATAACATTTATAATAAAAAACTTAATTAAATTATAACGATTTATTTTATAATAAAATAAATAAATTAATTCGAATAATGTAAGTATATATGCTATTATTAATATAAATAAAGGGTTATATAATGTTAATTTTAAATAAAACAATAAAAACCATACAAATATCCAATAAGAAAAAATTTCTATCATTGTCTTTTATATTATAATAGCCAAAAATATTTACTGGCTATATATAAATTTAAAACACTCTAATGTTCCAAATAGTGCGAACCACCAAGACCATTATTGTCGTTGTAATGGATATGCGCTTTTGGATGAGGAGATGTGCTCTTTCGTTCCTTCTTGTTTTTCTTCATCCTCTTCAACATTTGAGTATAAATTTCTCTCGCAGTACGAGGAGAAGGTGAAGACACAGGAGGCATAGAAACGGTGATTGTATCAACAGCTGAAAACAATAACTATTTTTATTTTAAAATTAATCATTTTTTATAGATTTTCTTTTTTTTTAAAACAAATTTATTTTTATATTTATTTCAAGTAAGAAAATGAGTTGTAAAGAACCCAAATGCGTTTTTTCTAATAGATTCAATAAATGTATATTACCTAATGCATATATTGAAACTATTTCTGAATGTACTAGAAATAAAATAAAAAAAATAGATTGTAAATATGCTGACAGAAAGGAAGAAGCTAAATTACAAGCATGTAAAAATTATAAAATAAGAACAGAACACATAAAAAAATCAACAACTAAATCAAGTAGTAAATCATCTCATAATATATATACAACCGCAAATACATCATTCTCATTATCATCTTCTGCTAAAAATAAATTAAACAAAATTAAACAAAATATACAAGCTCGTAAAATTACTAATAAATTTAAACAATTTATTACTCCTTTTATTAATCGTGTTTCAGCTAATCTTCAAACTCGTATTAATTATTACAATGAATTATTTAAAATTTTAGATAAAATCACACAAGAACAATGTTTAAACTTTTATAATGAGACTAATGGAAATAAACAATATACATTAGGTGATAATATGGAAATATTATTATCAAAACAAATAGGATCTCCAAGTGCTTATGGTTTAGTATATTTATCAAAAATAAATATGGAATATAAAAAATTTTTTAAATTTGGATTAAAAATAATGAGAAATACTATTGGAAATCAAGATGAAATATCAATATTAAAAGTATTATCTAATTTAACATTAAAAAATATTAATCCTCATTTTCCAATATTATATAAAACATTTGAATGTAATAAGGCTCCAATAGTAGCAAAAGATTATCCTGATTTAACAAAAACTGGAAAATATGTTATGGTATTAACAGAATTAGCAAATGGAGATTTAAAAACATTTATTGAAAAAAATGAAGAATATAAGAGAAATGATGAATTAATTAAAAATACTATGCAACAAATATTAATTTCTGTTTTATCTTTCCATTTACATATGAAAAAAATACATACAGACGCGCATTGGGGTAATTTCTTATATCATAAAATAAAACCGGGTGGTTATATACATTATAGAATATTTGATGTAGATATATACATAGAAAATATGGGTTATTTGTGGATAATATGGGATTATATGACAGATAATATTACAAATAAAAATAATTATTATGATTATTATAAAATATTACATGCGTTTAAAAATGAAGCAAATTATAAAGGAGGATGGGTTGATAAAAAATTATTAGTTTATTCTAATCAAATTGAGGTAATTGTAAATTATATAATTAGTTTATTACAAGAAAGTATACATTTTAACATTTATAAAAAAGTATATGATGATAAAGTATTGTGGGATAATTTATTAAAGTCAAGATTATTTACAAAAAATACTATTTTTATACCACCAAAATCAGAAATTATTAATTATTGTAAGCCATATATATTAAAATAAAATGATTATTTATTTTATTTATTTTAAATAGATTATATAATTATGGAATCGTCTAAATTGCAAAAAATAAAAGAAAATTTTAATGCAAGTATTATAACAAATACTTTTAAAAAATTTATTACAATTTATACAAATCGTATTTCAGCAAATATCCAAACGCGTATTAATTATTATATTGCATTATTGACTATTTTTAAAGCAATTACAACAAAACAATGTATAACATTTTTTAATGAAATAAAAGAAGAAAAACAATATACAATTGGTGATAATGCGGAAATATTATTATCAAAAAAAATAGGTTCAGAAAGTAAAGAAGGTATAATATATATTGGAAATATTAATATAAAAAATAAAAAATTATATAAATTTGCAATAAAAATAATCAAAAATACAGAAAAAAATTATCAAGAATTAATATTATTAAATACTTTATCAAAAATAGTAATAAGTAATAAAAATCCACATTTTCCAATTTTATATAAACATTTTCTATGTGATAACCCAAAATCAACTAGTGAATATCCAAAATTAATTCAAAAAGATAAATATTTAATAATATTAACAGAATTAGCAAATGGAGATTTATCATCATTTCTTACAAAAAATGATGACTTACTAAATGATAAAATTGTTAAAAATACTATGCAACAAATATTACTTTCTTTATTATCTTTTCATATATATATAAAAGCTATACATACAGACGCTCATTGGGGTAATTTCTTATATCATAAAATAAAACCAGGCGGATATATACATTATAAGATATATGACATAGATATTTATATTGAAAACATAGGTTATTTATGGGTAATTTGGGATTATCAAATAGAAAAAATAAATATGACAAATAATTTTAATGATTATTATAATATATTAAGTGTATTTGAAAACTCAGAATTAACACATAAAATAATTACATATATTTATTCAGATGACATAAAAAAGATAACATATTTTATAAAAGAAGTATTATTAAAAAATATTGACGATAGAGAATTATGGAAGAATTATTTACTAAAAAATAAATTATTTAAAAATAATTTAGTAAAACCAGAAAATAGTGAAATTATAAATTTAGAAAATCCATATATATTAAATTATTAATTTGATTTATTTTTTTATATAATTCATATAGATTATAAAAATGAGTTGTAAAGAACCTAAGTGCGTTTTTTCTAAAAGATTCAATAAATGTATATTGCCAAACGCATATATTGAAACTATTGCTGAATGTGGTAGAAATAAAATTAAAAGAATTAATTGTAAATATGCAGATAAAAAAGAAGAAGCTAAATTACAAGCATGTAAAAATTATAAAATAAGAACAGGACAAGTAAGTAAATCATCAAGTAAACCAGTTGAAAAACCTGTTGCAAAAAAAGTTGTTGCAAAAAAAGTTGTTGAAAAACCTGTTGCAAAAAAAGTTGTTGAAAAACCTGTTGCAAAAAAAGTCGTTGAAAAACCTGTTGCAAAAAAAGTTGTTGAAAAACCTGTTGCAAAAAAAGTTGTTGAAAAACCTGTTGAAAAACCTGTTGCAAAAAAAGTTGTTGAAAAACCTGTTGCAAAAAAAGTTGTTGAAAAACCTGTTGAAAAACCTGTTGAAAAACCTGTTGCAAAAAAAGTTGTTGAAAAACCTGTTGCAAAAAAAGTTGTTGAAAAACCTGTTGCAAAACCAGTTGAAAAACCTGTTGCAAAAAAAGTTGTTGAAAAACCTGTTGCAAAAAAAGTCGTTGAAAAATCAACAAATAAACCAATTAAAAAACCTGTTAATAAATCATCTTTATCAGAATCTACTAAAAATAAATTAGAAAAAATTAAACAAAATATACAAGCTCGTAAAATTGTAAATAAATTTAAACAATTTATTTCACCTTTTGTTAATCGTGTTTCTGCTAATCTTCAAACACGTATCGATTATTATAATGTATTATTTAAAATTTTAGATAAAATCAGTGAAAAACAATGTTTAAATTTCTACAATCAAACTAATGGAAATAAACAATATACATTAGGTGATAATAAAGAAATATTATTATCAAAACAAATAGGAACTAAAAGTAGATATGGTATAGTATATTTATCAAAAATAAATATTGATTATAAAAAAATATTTAAATTTGGAATTAAAATAATGTCAAATAATGTTGGTAATCAAAAAGAAATACAAATATTAAAAATATTATCTAATTTAGCATTAAAAAACGTTAATCCTCATTTTCCAATATTATATAAAATATTTGAATGTAATAAGGCTCCCTTAGTACGAAAAGATTATCCTGATTTAACAAAAACTGGAAAATATGTTATTACATTAACAGAATTAGCAAATGGAGATTTAAAATCAATATTATTAGGGGATGCTAGTTTTCATTTTAATACTGAATTACTTAAAAATACTATGCAACAATTATTAATCTCAATTTTATCTTTTCATTTACATGTAAAGAAATATCATAATGACGCTCATTGGGGTAATTTCCTATATCATAAAATTAAACCTGGTGGTTATATACATTATAGAATATTTGACGTAGATATATACATAGAAAACATGGGTTATTTATGGATAATATGGGATTATGGTATATGTAAGCCATTAACTGTTGAAAATTGCAGTTTTGATTATTTTAGAATTTTACATGCTTTTAAAAATGAAAAAACCGAATTAGTGAATGGAGTATTAAGATATGAAGAAGGTTTTGTTAAATTAACCGATTTTGTATATAGAAAAGAAATTATAGATTTAGCAGATGATCTTATTAGAATAGTTATGAAAAAAGATACTGAAAAATATATATGGTTTGATCGTTTATTAAAACACAGCTTATTTTCAAAAAATATTACTAAACCAGCTGATAATGAAATTGTTAATTTAGGAAAACCATATATATTAAAATAAATAAATGATTTTTTTTATTTTATTAATAAAATAATTAATAAATGGAAATAAATAATAATTATTTATATTTAATCAAAGAAACAGAAATATGGGTTAAAGAACAGATGAAAGATTATGATTGTTCGCATGACTTCGAACATGTTTTAAGAGTTAAAAATATGGCAATTAAGATAGCAAAAAAAGAAAAAATAGATGATAATGAAATATTTAAGATAATTATGGGTGCTTTAATGCATGATGTAGCTGATTCTAAATATTCAAAAATAGAAAACGAGCAAGAAATATTAATTAAATCATTTTTAAAAGATAAATTAACACCTGATATTATTGATGAAATTATATATATATCATGTAATACTTCATTATCGAAAGAAGTATCAAATATAAATAAAATAGATAAAAATAATATTAATTTGAAATGCGTACAAGATGCAGATAGAATTGATTCATTGGGTTCTATTGGTATTACTAGATATTTTATGTACGGTATTCATAAAAATAATAGCAAAACAAATGATATTATTATTAATATTAAAAATCGAACAAAAATTATATTAAAATTTATAAAAACAAAATATGGCAACAAAATAGCTAAAAAAAAATATAAAATTATTAAAAAATTTATTAAAAATTATGAAAAAGATTTAAAGATTTAAGATAATATTATCATTATAAAAAACTCGAATATCATTATGTCAAAAGAAGATACTGTAGGTATTGGTATTGATCTTGGTACAACAACTAGTTGTGTAGCTGTTTGGATTGGAGATAGAGTTGAAGTTATTCCTGATTATCAAACTGGATCAAGAATTATTCCATCATATGTAACATTTACCGATGAAGAAAAACTCGTTGGAGATGCATCAAAAAATGTTTCTACGATGTATCCAAAATCTACTTTATATGATATTAAACGTCTAATTGGACGTAAATATGATGATGAATACGTTCAAAAAGACAAGAAACTATGGACTTTTGATATTCATGGTGATGAAAATAATAAACCAGTAATTGATGTTGAATATAAAAATGAAAAGAAAAAACTATATCCAGAAGAAATTTCTGCGATGGTTCTTACTCGTCTAAAAGAAACTGCTGAAGCTTATTTAGGACATCCTGTTAAAAAAGCTGTTGTAACTGTTCCTGCTTATTTTAATGATAGTCAAAGACAAGCTACAAAAGATGCTTGTATTATTAGTGGTATGGAATGTCTTAGAATTATTAATGAACCAACTGCCGCTGCAATTGCATATGGTCTTGATAAAATTGATGATGGTGGAAAAGAAAAAACTATTCTAATTTTTGATGAAGGTGGTGGTACTCATGATCTTTCAATTTTGTCTATTGATGGTGGTATTTTTGAAGTAAAAGCAACTGCGGGCGATACACATCTAGGAGGTTCTGATCTTGATAATCTTATTGTAGATTTCCTTTGCGCTGATATTAAGAAAAGATATAATAAAAATATTAAAGAAAATTCAAAAGCACTAAAACGTCTTAATATTGCTGCTGAAAAAGCTAAGAAAAATCTATCCACAGCAGCAACAGTACCAATTGAAATTGATTCATTATTTGATGGTATCGATTATACTCTTTCATTAAGTCGTGCTAAATTCGAACAACTTGCTGAAAGTTTCTTCAATAAATCAATGGAACCACTAAATAAAGTTATTCAAGATGCTAAGATTTCTAAGGGAGATGTAGATGAGATTGTTCTTGTAGGTGGTACAACTAGAATTCCAAAAATTCAAGAATTACTAAGTAATTATTTTAATGGAAAACAACTAAATAAATCACTAAATCCAGATGAAGCCGTTGCTATTGGCGCAGCCATTCAATGTGCTATTCTAACAGGACAAGGTAGTTCAAAGACCAATGATCTACTTCTTCTTGATGTTGCACCTCTTTCACTTGGAATTGAGACAAGTGGTGGTGTAATGACAAAAATTATTGAAAGAAATACTACTATTCCTACAAAGAAATCACAAACATTTTCAACATATGCTGATAATCAACCTGGTGTAGATATTAAGATTTATGAAGGAGAAAGAGCATTTGTTAAGGATAATAATCTTCTTGGTTCATTTAATTTAACTGGTATTCCACCAATGCCAAGAGGACAACCTAAAATTGTTATTGATTTATCAATTGATGTTAATGGTATTCTTGAAGTAACAGCAAAAGAAGAAAGTACAGGTAAAACAAATAATATTAAAATTACTAACGATAAAGGAAGACTTTCAAAAGAACAAATTGAAGAAATGGTTAAAGCTGCTGAAAAATATAAAGAAGATGATGAGAAAAATAAACAACTAATTGAAGCAAAGAATGAACTTGAAAACTATTTATATAATACTAAAAATAGTCTTTCAACTAAATCAGATGGTGCTCCTGAAAACTTTGATGAAATTAAAGCTCAGATTGATCCTATTGTAGAAGAAGGACTTAAATGGTTTGAAGATAATCCTAAATTAGAAATTGAAGATTATAAAAATAAACAAAAAGAATATGAAGAAAAGATTAAACCACTAATTACTAAACTTTATGGTGCTGTTCCACCAATGGGAGGAATGGAAATGGGAACTGGTCCTCCACCATTTACAACAGCAGAAAATGCAAAATCCGATATTGACGATCTTGATTAAAAAGATCATGAAAAATATTGTAATTTATTTTTATTAGCAATTGATATAATTTCATTATGATTGCGTAATCTTGTTGATAAATATTCAATTGTATCACCATCATTTGAAACACATTTTTTAGCTAATTCATAATTATCTTTTAATTTATTACTAGCATAATATATAACAGGCGGATAAATATCAATTAATTCATTTATAAAATCATAATTTGATCTCAATTCTTTTGAAGCATATCTAATAACAGTTTTATCTTTTTTACATAATAACAACATGATTTTTTTATCATTTTGATATTTATATGGCATATATTTAATTAAAATTGGCATATTATTTAAAAAAACATTGATTATATCGTCTGTAATTAGCATTTTTTTTATAAAAAATATATTTAAATAATGAGGATTAATTATTTTTGAACTTAATTCCACAAAATCATTTTTTAAATAATTTTCTTTAAAAATTTTAACACTATTATAATTTAATTTTTTTGCAAAATATTTATCAATAATATAATAAAAATAAATCTTATCAATTACATCATCGATTTTAAATATTTTTTTTAATAATATCAAAATAACATAATCATTCATCTTATATTATTATCATTATAATCTTTATATTTAATTTAAATAATCTTCAATTATACAATTGAAATTCTGAGATGTAGTTGATATAATTGATATATAATTAAAAAGAGTTGTTGTTAATAAAAATACAGATGATGATAATGGTATTTGATTTAAACTTATATTTTCAGGAACACCAACAGCACATATATTACTAGTTCCTGCTGAAATATTTGATGACATATAAATATCATATTGTAATATTTGTCTATTATTATTTGAAGTAAAAACACCAGATAATGGAAGACATTTAATTGAAAATGTTCTATATGGTAAATTAGCAGTTAATCCATCTAATTTTAATGTTTGAGTATATAATGATAAATTAATATCATATTTATAATAATTTGTTCCACTTAATGTTACAGCATTACTACAATTAATAGTAAATCCACTTTTTTTATTTAAATTCGGCAATATATTTGAATTTAAATATTTTGATGCTAATGATGTTCCATTTTCAATAAATGAATTGGCAGACGCTGTTGTTGTTACAATTAAATTACTCGTAGTTGTTAAATTCGAATTATAAATATTACTACAATTAATATTACTAATATTAATATTACTATTAATAGCTAAAATTGATTGATATTTTGATGAAAGATTAATACTACTTTCTTGAATTGTTGTAGCATTTAATATTCCATTTACTTGCAAAGTTGTTGATGGATTGGATATACCAATGCCTACATTTCCATTACTATCAATTATCATACGTTCATTAGCTCCATTTGTAAAAAATTTGATAAATTTAGTAGCACCATTTGTATTTAAAATTATATTTCCACTAATTGTTGCTATTCCAAGATCAGTATTTGCATTATCTTGTAATATTGTATTTGTAGCATCAATGCCATTAAATCTTAATCCTCCTAAATTTGTATATCCAGAAACTTGAAATGCGAAATTTTTAGTAGCACCATTCCATGTTGCATTTTGACTAATTTGCACTATTGGTTGACCTGAACCTGTAGAACTGCCTGAAACTGTTAATAATGTCGCAGTAGATTGTGCTGTTGTTGTTCCAACACAAACATTTCCTACACCAGTAATTCGCATAACTTCATTTGCGGTTGTTGATGATGTTCCTACTCTAAACTGAAATGCATCAGTTGTTGATGGAATATTATGAATTAATCCAGATGTAGCTCCAAAACCTGTATATTGATAATTATTTCCCAAATCATATAAAGATATAACTTTTAATATTGCCCCTGCATTTATATGCAATGTCGATAATGGATTATTTGTTTTAATGCCAATATTACTATTTACTATTAAATTTTGAGAAACAGTTGCTGTTGTATTTGTAATTGATAAAATATTTCCATTTCCACCATTAAAACCAAGATTTATTGTTCCGCCAGAATTTGTGGCATAATTTAAAGTAATACCTATATTATTTGTTGATGTAGCATAAATAGTATTTGCACCATCATTTCCACCTATTCTTAAATTAGTACCAACATATAAATAGCTATTAAAATCAACATACATTTTTGTATTCAAAGTACCACCAATCGTTCCATTATTAAAATATAAATTTGAGGATGATGTAAATAATCTCCAAGAAGCACCTCCAATATCCCATAAATTTAAAGCAGAAGAAGCATTACCATTTCCTATATAAAAATCAGTAATTGTTGTATTATTATAAACTCTTGCATTTCCATTAACATCAAATTTATAACCAGGAGAAGCATTATTTATACCAATGTTATTTAAAGTATTTATATATATGGCAGATGAACCAGCACCAGATTGTAATATTAAATTATTGGATGATCTTAAAATCATATCTCCTGTTGCAGCCGATGTTGAATACATTTGTCCTGCGGTTGATGCACCTAATGTATTAGTATCTAATGAACCTATTTGTATACCTGGTGCTGATGCTGTATTTATAATTAAATTACCTGTTAAAGTTCCTCCAATTAATTTTAAAAATATATTAGACGCAGCATTTGATGTTAATATAGCAGATGGTACATTCGATAATTTACCATAGTCAACATATGTTAAATTTGAACCTATACCAAATAAAATTGTTGAATTTGTTAAATTAGATTGATAAGCACTTAAACTAGTATTTGATGCATAAGCATTTAAACTAATATTAGAAGCATAAGAACTTAAACTAGCATTCGATGCATAAGCTGTTAAACTAGTGTTGGATGCATAAGCACTTAAACTAGCATTAGAAGCATAAGCAGTCAAACTAGCATTCGATGCATAAGCACTTAAACTAGCATTAGAAGCATAAGCATTTAAACTAGCGTTAGAAGCATAAGCACTTAAACTAGCATTAGAAGCATAAGCAGTCAAACTAGCATTCGATGCATAAGCACTTAAACTAGCATTAGAAGCATAAGCAGTCAAACTAATATTAGAAGCATAAGAACTTAAACTAACATTGGATGCATATGCACTTAAACTAGCATTAGAAGCATAAGCACTTAAACTAGTATTCGATGCATAAACTGATAAATTAGGAGGATTTTTAATATTAGTATAATCAAGTAATGTTAAATTAGAACCTATACCTGCTAAAATTGTTGAATTAGTTAAATTGGATTGATAAGCACTTAAACTAGCATTAGAAGCATAT